CAGTAAATATAAGGATTTTAAGGGGTAATAGAATTGCACTCCAAATAATACATACAGTTCTACGAATGCACAAAGCACAGTACTTATGCGTATAGGTACTGTGCTTTTTCTTTTAAAATCATCTAAAATTTGTGTGCGTTGCTCAACCGTTGCACAGCCTTAATTAAATGATGACGGTATTTTATTTACTTCTTCGATGTACTGCTCAATCGTTTTATGGGTATATACATCTGCAGTAATGTCTTTACTTTGGGTATGGCCAACGATAGCCTTTAGCACATAACGATCCATTCCATAATTACTGGCCAAGGTTACAAACGTATGTCTAGTATCGTGTGGTAAGTGGTCAGATATACCGACCTCTTTACAAAATCGTTTTATTGGCTTTCCTAGGTACTTTGATGTGTACCCTTGAGGGATAAGTGTATCAGATTTAGAAACGCTCGCCTTGGCGTAAATTTCGCGATAAAAAGGCATGACGCAGTCGGCAATAGGTATTAATCTATCCTTGCCGGCTTTTGTTTTTACACCACCAATAATATAGCGTTCCTCTAGGTGCACGTTTTCAAGCTTAATGGATAGTAGCTCTATCGGTCGCATACCGGAGTAGATGTACATTAATAGGAGCTTGGCTATATCCATGTGAGTATGTTCCCATATGGTTTGAATTTCAGCCTCTGTAAATGGTTTATGGATGTCTGACTTCTCAGCCGGTTTTAATTCTAGGAGTGCTGCATAGTTCTTAACGATGATATCGTTCTTAATAGCAGACTCAAAAGCGCCATTCAAGCCTTTTAATATAATAGCTATAGATGAACGACTTAAATGGCTATTTTCATCAATAATAGCCTGTAGGTGCACGAGTTTAATTTCTTGTATAGGTTTATTCCAAATCGATGTTAACTTCGATTGTGCGGTCGAATATCCGCCTTTTTTGACATCTATTCCTTTTCGTTCTTTGTCAGCTATCATCCAACGCCAACATTCACTAAACAATACCTTCTTCGTTTCGAACTTCTCTGGGTAGATACCATACTCTGACAAAGCGTCCCAAGCTTCTTTTGATTTAGCATAATAGCCAATCGTCTTACGCTTACACTTGCCATTCTCGTCATAGCCAGTCGTAACGACTGCACGGTAAGGCTTACGTAAGGGTTTATGTTTCATTTTGTAAACGGATCCAGAACCGTTTGCTCGTTTCATTGCCATTAATTATATCCTCCTTGGTATAGTGATTAGCCTTAGAGGTATGCTATAATGATTGTGGAGTAAAAATAGAGTACCTCTAAAGTATGATATTTTTAAAGGCCCTCGCTGAGGTGAGGGCCTATTTTTTATTTAATTAGGATTATATACTAATTTATTTTCTTTATCGATGATATCTGCTATCTTTTCAGCAGTAATAGGGATTTCAATTTTATCACCATTGCCATTGATGAACTTAATTGTATACGGTGCGTTAAGCACTACATTTTTAGGGAAAGCATAATACACGATAGCATAGCTATGTGGCATTGCGTCATAAATAACTGGGTTCATCTGTTCAGGCATAATATACTTACCATCTTTTTCAATAAGTAATCGCTGCGATGGCAGTTGTTGAGCTACAGTACCGGCTAATGGATTCTTAAGGTGCATTGCATAAGTGGCGATATACACATAGTTATTGCTATTTACTACTGCACTTTTAAATGCTTCTCCCGGAAAGATTAAGCGCTCGTCCTTAGAGTAAGCAATGTACTTTGCGATTGTGCCAGGTGTAACTAATACGGCTGCACCACCTGCGCCACTCCGAAGTTCAACACCATAATTGACAGGGTTTTCTAATTTCCGATCAGACTTATAAGATTGGCCAACATTCCATATTTTGTTGTAAGTGTCTGCTGTAACATCAATGAACTGAGCAAATGAAGTACTTATGGATAGGCTGAACAAAGTCATTAGAGGTAATAATTTACGTAATTTCATGATATATCTCCCTTAGACATTAGATTTATTAATAATATAACCTTGTAAGTCGTTATGAATTTCACTCCGAGTTTTCGTGGTAACTATATTACAATCGTGTTCATATTTTGCTTTAAGTTCAATCTCGCGTTTTACATCAATCAAGTGGTTGAGGGAATTTTTTAGAAAGCCTAAAGCCAAGGTTTGGGTATCCTTCAAATCTGATTTCTCCATAGAGTCAATGAATAGTTTAATACCCTCAATCTCGTTAGTAAGCCCTCGGATAATTCTTTCATATGTAATATAATGAAGTTGATTATCTTTGTCTAACTGATCTAGAACTAAATACGCGCCTTCGAGGTATTCAGGGTGTTTTCTACCGATAAATTTAATTAAGTTAAGAAGCTGTAGATAAGGGACCTTAGTCGAATTTGAAGCAATAAATTCGTAAATCTCTTGGCGGAGCTTTAAAGATGCTTCGTGGCGAAGTTTTAAATTCTCATTATAGGACTCTATCATGGACCACTCTTTAGTTCGTTTGTCGTCAGTGAGGCCTAGGATGTACTCTGGCGTAGTATTGAGCGCTTTAGCAATTACCTTTATAGTTTTGATAGGCGAGTTTTCTGCATCAGCGCTTTCATATCTGTAATATGTAGCACGAGAAATTCCGGCGCGTTTGGCCATTTCATCTACGGAGTAGTTCTGCTCTTGACGTAGCGCCTTAATGCGTTCGCCTATAGTTAATGTATTCATGATTATACCTCTTATACTAATATCATTTTATGGGTTTATTATATAACAAAAGTATCAAAAATACAACACTATGTTTTAAAAATAATTTAAATGTGGCAAATTTGTCTCAAAATGTTTGACTTTGAGACTGAACTCAACTATACTATGATTAGGAAATGAATATTGATGCATTAAGGAGGTGACTTGATGAACACCAAGAAGCTTAAAGCGGCAATCATTGAACGTGGGTACAACATCGGGCAGTTTGCGAAAATCATTGAAATGGATAGATCCAAACTCTACCGCAGACTTTCTCGGGACGGGGCCACGTTTACAATCGCCGAGGTATTAGCAATTAAAGCTAAACTCGACCTATCCCCCGCTGAAGTTGTAGATATTTTTTTGCCCTGAATGTCTCAAAATCTATAATATGAGACTGTTTTAGTTTAGAAAGGTATTCAATATGAATGATTTACAGGTATTTAACAATGCGATGTTTGGTAATGTGCGAATTCTAATGCACAATAACGAGCCTTGGTTCGTAGCAAAGGATGTATGTGATTGTTTAGAAATCAAAAATACAACAGATGCTATAAAACGATTAGATGAAGATGAACGGGCTAGATTGAATCTAGGTCGTCAAGGTGAAGCGAATGTAGTAAATGAATATGGTTTGTATAGCTTAGTAATGTCAAGCCGAAAACCAGAGGCTAAAGAGTTTAGACGATGGATCACACATGAAGTGCTCCCAAGTATACGTATGCATGGGGGCGTACATGACCAGTGATGTATTGAAGCAGGCGATACAAAGTCCAGACTTCCTTATTCAATTAGCTTCTCAGCTTAAAACTGAACAGGACGCTCGTAGACATGCTGAGCTAACTATTGTACAGCAAGCCCCGAAAGTCTTGTTCGCTGATGCAGTCGCAACTAGTCATACGAGTATTTTAATAGGTGATTTAGCAAAATTGCTAAAACAAAACGGTGTGGACACTGGGCAGAAGCGATTGTTTGAACAACTACGTTCTGATGGGTATCTCATCAAAAGTGGCAATAGCAAGAACATGCCGACGCAGCGTTCCATGGAAATGGGCCTGTTTGAGGTTAAAGAAAGTACACTGGTAAATTCAGATGGAAGTACTCGAATTACCAGAACAACAAAAGTAACCGGTAAAGGTCAAGTGTATTTTGTTAATAAATATGCCGGAAGAGGAGGTATCGTACTATGAAAACCAAACTTCCTGATATCGCTCCTGTAGTAGAGGCGATAGACCGGTATATCATCAATGTCTTAAACGATGGCTACCCAGAAGAGATTCAATGTGTGGCTGATTTAGTCAACGCTCGCATAGCGTTGGTGACGACACACCTTGCGCTAACGACTAAAGAAAAGGCTTTACCTGTTAGACAAAACGGGTTACCTCTATTCGGCAGACGATCTATAAACAAATAGCCCCCTCGGTACCGCAAATACCGAAGAGGCTCAATCAAAAAAATAATTCGATTTAAGATGATTATACATCATTAAGGAGTATATGTCTATGATTAAAAAAACTATTGCTGTGTGCCAAATGGCTACTGTACTTGGATGGTCACTAACGACGGTACGTGAATGTATCGCCAGGGACAAGTTCCCATTCGCTCAATGTTGGCAATGCCAAGGCAAGAAGGGCAGAACATTCTCCATTGATAAAGAAGGCTTCCGGTTCTATCTTGCTAACACATTAGGATGGACGGCTAGCCGAATTGATAAAGAGTTCAAAGAAGCTCACATTTATTAATCATACGAGGGTAAAAAAATGGACTTTAACTTCAAAGAACTTTTCGGACTTATCCTACTTACACTTGGTATGTTTATATCCGTTGGCGCGGGACTGGTGTTCTGCGTATGGGTATTAAAAACAGTTGTATAACGTGAGGGTATAAAAATGATAACAGTAATAAAAGTAATTGGCTTCATCTTAATCATCGGAGCTATGGGCTCTTTAGAACTTGACCGAGTATCATTCGGCGGGTTCTTAATGCAAATCATGTTAGGTGGCTCGTTAATCATATCTGCTACTCAACATGAACGCATTAAGTATCTAAAGGAACGATTGTATGGCACGCACTGAGCGTAACTACAGACTCCGCCAGGATGTGTTCTATGCATTATGGAACGCTAAGGCCGATGAGTATAAAACGCAGAAGTCCATACAAGACGCTACTCAGCTATCTAAGTCTACCATGCGAAGATTATTGCTTGGTAACCGGGTAGACTACAACACAGCTCACGCCATAGCATCTATATTTCAAGTGCAAATCCCTGTTCTATTTGGTGAGGTGATTAGTTATGAAAGACTATAGTGGCCCACAGCCAGTGATACACATGGCTGTACTAAGAAAGGGATTCGACATAAAGCAGTTAGTCTATGAACGTACGCCATACGGCTTCGTTGCCTGGTGCCAAGAAATAGGTATCAGCCCTAACATTGTAAAGCTAAATCGCGGTGAGTGTTGCCGTATCTCTACTGCTGAACTCATAGCTAAGAAATTGCGAATGTCCTTTAATTGCTTATTTAAACGAACAACCATAAAACAAAACTCATGGGGTAATAGGTTCGGATATAAGTTAAAGCATGATGAATTTAAAGCCTTGCTGACTAAAAGGAAGCTGAATGTACAAGGCGCTGCTGAAATATGTGGAGTGCATTTCGTCACACTATATAGCTATTTAAGAGACGAGAAAGTGGCTAGATTTAAAACTGCGGTCCTAATTGCAGATGGACTTAGAGTTCCAATCGAAACAATATTCCAAGCACAAGACTATTAACGGGCTATGATGTGCTACGGTTAGCACGGAGCCCTTACTGAGGTGTTATTACAAGAAAGGAGGAATCCTATGGGAAGTTGCTTAAACTGCCCTAGTCGTGACTACTGCATCCCGGATGAATGTACACGAGTAGGAATGGCTCAGTCAGTACCGCAAATATCTGACGAGGCTCAATCAAAAAGTAATTCGGTTATTCGTATGAAAGGTTAGACAGATGTTAAAAATTTCGTTTGAAGCAAACACCGCTCATGACCTACATGAGCAAATTAAAACGTATCTTAGTGAGTTCCACGTTAGCGAACCTAAAACAATCCCTACAGAAGTTATTAATCCGGCAAACATTACTCCGGATCTAGTTCAAAACGTAGCAGTAGAACCTGTAGTCACTGCACCAATTGAACAGCCCTCCGTGCAACCGGAACCTACTGTATCCACCGTAGCTCCAACAGTTCCAACAGCTCCGGGTACTGAGCCTACAACTCCAGTAACTCCGGCAGTTCCTGTAGCACCTGTTAAGGAGTACACATTAGAAGAAATTCAAGTGGCAATGCAACCTCTCATGGACGCCGGCAAAATAGACCAAATTATCACTCTATTACAACGATACGGTGTATCTAGTTTGCCAGAAATCGCTAAGGACCGATACGGTGAACTCATTACTGACCTTAGAGCGTTAGGGGCGCGCCTCTAATGTGCGCCGCTCATGCGCTATTAAGTGCATCAAGTTCTCATAGATGGCTGCACTGTACCGGGGCTCCTAGATTAGAGGAGAAGTTCCCTGATACAACGTCGGTATACGCCAAAGAGGGTACACTTGCTCACGAACTATGTGAACTCAAATTAAAAAAATATACAACTGCTATGGCAAAAGCTACGTACACCAGGACGTACAACAAAATCAAAAAACATGAGTTATGGCAAGGTGAAATGGATGAAACTACAGAGACCTATCTCGACTATGTAAAAGGTATTATGTTGAGCTACCCTGTAGCTCCAGTTGTAGTTATCGAAAAACGAGTTGACTTTAGCGCCTATGTTCCAGAAGGGTTTGGCACTGCGGACTGTATCATCTTAGCCGGTGATACACTCCACGTCATCGATTACAAACACGGTAAGGGTGTAGTAGTTGATGCGGACCATAACCCTCAGATGATGTTATATGCACTTGGTGCGATGCATGACTACAGTCTCTTGTATCAATTTAAAACAGTTAAGATGACGATCGTGCAACCTCGAGTCAACAACATTTCTGAGTTTGAAATGTCAACTGACGAGCTTCGTAAATGGGGCGAGGAAGTAGTTAAGGCTAAAGCCCAAGAGGCCTATGCCGAGGATGGACATCATTTTGAAGCCGGCTCCTGGTGTGGCTTCTGTAGAGCTAGAGCCCAATGTAAAACTCGATGTGAACATTACGATGCTATGTATGTTTACGCTACAGAACATCAAGACCCTCGATTAATTAACCTAGAGGATTTAAGTACATTCCTTAAACATGGCCAAGATATCGAGGCTTGGGTCAAAGACCTAAAAGAGTTCGCACTATCCGAGTCATTGGCCGGTGCTGAGGTGCCAGGTTGGAAGGCGGTAGAGGGCAGAGGTTCTCGTGTATTCCAAGATGGCGAAGTGGCCATCCAAACATTAATCGATAAAGGCGTAGATGAGTCAATCTTATATGAGCGTAAAGTGCTCAGCTTGGCTCAAATAGAAAAAGCAATCGGTAAGAAAGAATTTAACGATATTGTAGGCGACCAAGTTGTTAAGAACCCAGGTAAACCTACTCTTGTAGTCGATACGGATAAGCGCCCTCGTATCACTAATACACCTAGTGCGGCGCAAGTATTTAATACCAATGGAGGTAACTAATTATGGCTTTCCAATGTAAATCTAATGAAGTTCTTTTACAAAACGTACGTTTATCTTTTGTTCATTTACTTGAACCTTACACTAACCCTAATCAAGTGGGCGAACCTAAATATAGCGCTATGATCCTTGTACCTAAATCTGATGTGGCACAAGCGCAAGCTATCCAACAAGCAATCGAAGCTACTATCGCAGATGCACGTGTTAAACATGGTGCAAAAGTACCGGCTCAACCTAAAACACCTATTCATGATGGCGACGGATATACACCTGGTGGTAAAACGTATGGCCCAGAATGTAAAGGTCATTACGTATTCAATGCTTCTCAATCCATGAAGTTCAAGCCTGAAGTAGTGGACTTACAAGGTAACCGATTAACGGAACCAGGCCAAGTATACTCTGGTATGTACGCCAATATCTTAGTTAACTTCTACTTCTACAATAACCAATCTAGCGGAATTTCCGCCGGATTAGGTCCTATTCAAAAAGTACGTGATGGTGAACCACTTGGCGGTGGACAACCGGCTTCTGCTGCATCCGTATTCGGTGCACCTCAAGGTAGTGCGGCAAATGTATTTGGCGGTGCTGATGCGGTGGCTCAACCGGTTAATCCATTAACTGGTCAGCCACTATAATCGGCGGCCAGTATGCGCTACGACAGTAACAGACATTTAAGTATCGACATCGAAACGTACTCGTCAAACGATATTAGCGCAGGCGTTCACAAATACGTAGAGGCGGAGGATTTTGAAATCCTCCTCTTCGCATATTCTTATGATTTATATAAGAATGTCACGGTGGTGGATCTAGCACAAGGTGAACAAATACCCCCTCAAGTGTTATCAGATTTAGGTAATCCCTATGTAACCAAACACGCATACAATGCTCAGTTTGAGATAACGTGTCTTAACAAAGTCGGATATCGTACTGAAGCGAATCAATGGGAATGTACAATGATACACGGTGCGTACCTTGGGTATCCAATGGGCTTAGCTAAACTCGGCAATGCGCTAGGCTTGCCTCAAGATAAATTGAAGGACAAAGCGGGGGCTGCTTTAATAAGATATTTCAGTATTCCATGTAAACCTACTAAGTCGAATGGAGGTAGAACTAGAAATCTACCTCACCATGACCCGGATAAATGGAAAGCCTACGTTGAGTATAACAGACAAGACGTAGTGACTGAAATGGAGTGTTATCAACGATTATGGTCATTCCCTGTTCCTAAAGAAGTATGGGATGATTGGCACCTAGACCTTGAAATTAATCAGCGGGGTGTACTTATCGATAATGACCTAGTACAAGGTGCCCTTGCTATCGATGAAGAGAATACTAATCTTTTAACTCAGCAAGCACAAGAGATAACACGACTTGATAATCCCAACTCCACTAGGAGCTTACTTAATTGGCTCAATGTGAATACCGGAGTTAATATGAGTGACCTTACTAAGGACTCCGTTGGTCATACACTCAAAACAACAACTAACGAAGTGGCCAAACGGGTACTTACCTTACGTAAGAAACTGGCCAAGTCCTCAGTATCAAAGTACGTCAAGATGGAAGAGTCTATGGGCTCTGATTTTCGCCTTAGAGGAGTATTACAGTTCTATGGGGCTAACCGTACAGGGCGATGGGCCGGAAGGCTCATACAGGTGCAAAACTTGCCAAGAAACTACATTGAAACGCTCGATGTTGCACGTTCCCTCATTAAATCTCGCAACAGAGCTGGTATTGAAATCATGTATGGCGATGTAGCGGATACGCTCTCACAGTTAATCCGTACCGCTATTATTGCCCCTACAGGTAAGACCTTATGTGTAGCTGACTTCTCGGCAATCGAGGCACGGGTTATAGCATGGTTAAGCGGTGAGCAATGGCGCCAGGATGTATTTGCTAATGATGGGGATATCTACTGTGCGTCAGCCTCCTCAATGTTTGGAGTTCCCGTTATTAAACATGGTGAGAATGGTCACTTACGACAAAAGGGTAAAGTCGCAGAACTTGCCCTAGGGTATCAAGGTGGTGTTAACGCGCTTAAAGCGATGGGTGCGCTAGACATGGGTTTAACGGAGGAAGAACTTCCAAGTATCGTCAATTTATGGCGTGAAGCCTCTCCCCGTATCCGGGATTTATGGTACGCGGTTGAAAATGCTGCGGTGTATACCGTAACAACCGGTAACCCTATGGCGGTAGAACATGGAATTACATTCCGTCTTGAACTGGATCCATTGTATGGATACCGATACTTAACCATAGAACTACCAAGTGGTAGAAAGCTATTCTACCCTGGACCTCATATCGAACAAAACCACTTCGGCAAGGACGCAGTACACTTCTACACTCAATACAATACAGCTTGGGTACAAGATAGTACCTATGGCGGTAAGCTTGTCGAGAACATTACACAAGCAGTCGCTCGTGACTGTTTAGCGGTAACTCTAAGACGACTCAAGGATGCCGGCTATGAAATCATCATGCACATCCACGACGAAGCAGTTATGGAGATACCTAACACTAACCCTAAAGAAGAACTAGATAAGGTTAACGCCTTATTCTCTGAACCCATTTCGTGGGCGCCAGGTTTACACCTATCGTCCGCCGGGTTCACCAATGATTATTATATGAAAGATTAATTCGGAGGTCGGTATGAATACTGACAGGAAGTTAATAATAAGCATAGGTCAGAGCCGAACCTCTAAACAATGGACTCGTACAGAGACCATGTGGTCAGAGTTCATCAACCGATTAAGTCAACCTATTCGGACTCAAGAGACCGTGGCGGAATACCACCAACTATCTAAGTCAGAACAGGGTAAGCTTAAAGACATCGGTGGGTTCGTCGGAGGTAGCCTTAATGGTCTACAACGTAAGGCTATTAATGTTACCGGGCGTGACCTTATTACACTCGATCTAGACTCCATTATGCCAGGTGAGACGGACAACGTAGTACGCACGGTAGATAGTCTCGGTATGGCGTATGTGATTTACAGCACGCGCTCACACACAGAGCACCGTCCACGTTTACGTGTTGTAATCCCTACTGACCGTACTATGACTCCAGATGAGTATGAACCAATCGCTCGTAAGATGGCGGAGCTCATCGGTATCGGTATGATGGACTCTACTACGTTTGAAGCCTCACGTTTGATGTATTGGCCCGGGTGTTCATCGGACGCTCAATATGTGTTCCATTACGCAGATAAACAGTTCTTATCAGCCGATGGAATGCTAGCCAAATACACTGACTGGCGTGACGTATCAACGTGGCCACAAGTCCCAGGGTCTGAGGTATCAGTTAAAGTTAAACAGCTTTTAACTAAACAACAAGATCCATTAACGAAACACGGTATAGTCGGAGCGTTCTGTCAGACATATGGTATTCGTGAGGCAATCGATAATTTCATCCCTCACGCGTACACCTATGTAGATGGTACTAACGACCGACTAACGTATGCAGAAGGTACCACGGTAGGTGGTGCGGTCATCTATGATGATGACAAGTTCTTATATTCTCACCACAACACTGACCCGTGTGGCGGTCAACTGGTGAACGCATTCGACCTGGTGCGGTTACATAAGTTTAGAGATTTAGATGAAACCGCTAAGGACGGAACGCCGGCACACAAGATGCCTTCTTTCCTTGCTATGGCTAAATTTGCTCAGTCAGACGCTAATGTATTATTAGCACTACAACAAGACCGGGCGAGAGAGTCTGCGTTGAATGTATTCGCTGACCTTGTTACTGATGCGGATCGGGCACAATTAACAGACCTTGATGCCAACGCTTTAACGGATGTAAGTTGGATGGCCAACGCTAAATTAGCTTGTGATGAGAACGGTAAGTATAAAAAAACACGGGATAATATCCTTAAAATCTTAGCGCATGACCCAGTTCTGTCTGGGCGTATCGCTTATGACAAGTTTGGAAGTCGCTATATGGCGATGGGGGCGTTGCCTTGGGCTCCTACAGAAAATGGTATACGTATTTGGACTGACACGGATGATAGTGGTATCCAGTGGTACCTAGAACAACGGTACGATATTACTGGTAAGGATAAGGTGCTTGATAGTGTTCTATTGTGCGCTGAACAGAACTCTTTTAATCCTGTTACTGAATACCTATCTCGGCTTATATGGGATGGTGTAGAACGTTTAGATAGTATCTTTATCGACTACCTAGGGGCTCAGGATAATGTCTACACACGAGCAGTAGGACGTAAGTCCTTCGTTGCGGCAGTAGCTAGAGCCTTCAACCCTGGGTGTAAATACGATACCATGCCTGTACTTATAGGTTCACAAGGTATCGGGAAATCTTCCCTTATCCGCATCATGGGTAAGGACTGGTACGCAGATGGGCTTAATACCTTTGATGGTAAGGAAGCTGCTGAAAGTATTCAGGGGCTATGGTTAATAGAAGCTGGTGAAATGGCTGGATATTCTAAGGCGGAAGAGAATGCATCTAAGCAATTCTTATCACGCCAGGTGGACGTGTTCCGTAAATCCTATGGTAGACGTACACAAGAGTATCCTCGTCAATGTGTATTCTTCGGATCCACTAATCAACATGAATTCTTAAAGGATGCTACAGGTAATCGCCGGTTCTGGCCAATTCAACTGGGTTTTAGTAAACCAAGTAAAAGTGTATTTGAAAATCTACCGGGTGAAGTTGACCAGTTGTGGGCGGAGGCAGTACATAGGTATCGTCAAGGGGAGAGCCTCATCATAGAGGATAACCATGATGTATTGGAACTTGCAAACGCAGCACGTCAAAGCCACATGGAGGGCAACGCGAAAGCCGGTATTATTGAGGAATATCTTAAAAAGAAAGTTCCGACTAACTGGAATACGATGTCACCTAGTGCACGTCAAATGTTCTTATCTACTTCGGCCATGCAACCCGAACAGGAACTTGTATATCGTGATCGGATATGCGCTGCAGAAGTTTGGGTAGAATGCTTTAACAAAGATATATCCTGGATGAAGAAGATTGATACCCGTGAAATTAACCAAATTTTAGATAATTTAACCTTCTTATTAAGGTATGATAAGGTGCAAAAATTCGGTCCTTATGGAGCTCAAAGAGGGTTCAGAATTCAACCCGAAATGATGCAATAATACGGTAACATTCTGGTAACATTCCTTACTATTCTCAATTAAGAATGTTACCCCAGAATGTTACTATGTTACCGAATGTTACCAGAATGTTACCAAGAATGTTACCGCCATAAACCCAGTAAATACCTATATTTATAGTACATATTATATATATAAGTAACATTCTTTTATATACATAATAAAAATATATATATTTAAGGGCGTTTAAGGAGTTAATAAGGGTTAAATAGGGTATATATAGAGAACTTAAATTTAGAATGTTACTTTTGTTACCTCGCCTAATTGAGAGTGGCGAAAGGGGTGTCTCGAATGTTAGAAAAACAAATCGAATTTAAATTAGTTCGGGGAGTCAAAGACTTGGGCGGTAAGGCCTATAAATTTGTATCTCCTGGAAATATAGGCGTACCAGATCGGATTGTAATTTGGCCCAATGGAGTTATTCACTTCGTAGAGCTTAAGACTGTCCGAGGACGTACGACTAAGTTACAAGATATTCAACGTAAAATGTTACTTGCCCTTAATCAGACTGTATTTACCCTTTACGGACCAGATGAAGTTACCGAGTACTTACAAAGTGAGGGCAAGCGCAACGGTGAGAAGAAATGAAGTTCACACCACATCCGTATCAACAATACTGTATTGACCGTGTTGTTAAACAACCAAAGATAGGACTGTTCCTGGATATGGGCTTAGGTAAAACTATCATTACATTATCTGCGATATATCAGTTGAAGTACAACCTATTCCAAGTGCGCAAGGTGTTGATCATAGCACCTAAGAAGGTGGCCGAGGCTACCTGGCAACGTGAGGCGGCTAAATGGGACGGTGTGGGTATCTTACGTATATCTACAGTGTTGGGCAGTTTAAACAAACGTGTACAAGCCTTAAATACACCGGCGGATGTCTACATCATCAATCGTGAGAACGTATCATGGTTAGTCAATCATTATAAAAATGATTGGCCGTTCGATATGGTGGTGGTCGATGAGTCAAGTTCCTTTAAATCTCATCGAGCTAAACGATTTAAAGACTTGGCCAATATGTACAATCACATTAAGCGTATGGTGTTACTAACTGGTACACCATCACCTAATGGATTAATCGACTTATGGGCTCAGGTCTACCTACTTGATCGGGGCCAGACATTAGGACGAACATATACATCGTTTAGAGAACATTACTTTGACCCCGACCAACGAGGAAGGGATGTAATATACAGTTACAAGCAAAAGGCGGACTCTAACGATGCTATCATGGCAGCTATATCCGGCTTATGTATATCGATGAAAGCCAGTGACTATTTAGAGTTACCACCTATTGTATATAACACCGTACCGGTAGTCCTTGATAGTAAAGCTAAAAAGGCTTATGAGGAAATGGAGCGAGATGCCGTATTAGAACTATTCGATGCCGGCGAAGAAATCACAGCCATGAGTGCGGCTGCGTTATCCACTAAGCTACAGCAACTTGCTAACGGAGCGGTCTATGATGATGGGCGCAATGTACACGAAATTCACAACTGTAAAATAGAAGCCTTTATGGAACTTATTGAACAGTTAAATGGTAAGCCGGTACTTGTGTTCTACAACTTCAAGCATGACTGCGAACGATTGAAAGCCGTCCTTGATAAAACAGACTTACGAGTTCGTGAACTAAAAGGTGCGGAGGCTGAGTTCGATTGGAACGCAGGTAAGATTGATGTACTACTGGCCCATCCGGCATCAACTGCCTATGGACTAAATCTTCAAGATGGCGGTAACCACGTTATATGGTTTGGACTTAACTGGAGTCTTGAATTATATCAACAGGCCAATAAGCGGTTACACCGCCAAGGTCAGAATGAGAAGGTTATTATCCATCACCTAATATCTGAAGGTACACGAGATGAGGATATGATGGAGGCGTTGGATCGTAAAGACCAGGCACAAGAATATGTACTACAGTCGCTGAAAGCGAGAATTGATAAATACACGAAAGGGTAGATGTTATGGCACTAGCTAGAAAATGTAGTCGATGCAAGCGTACGTTCTTGGCTAAAAAGGACGAGAGCTATTGTAAGCATTGCGCCGAAGCTGAAATATTAGCGATTATTAATAAAAACGAGACTAAGGACGTAGTAGTTAAGCCTATATCAAAAGCTAAGGCTAAAAACACTATTGTCAATCCGGAGCCACGACTTGCAACGTGCAGGAAGTGTGGTGAACTATTTGAACAGAACAAAATAGGTAGACCTTCTGTGAACTGTCCATCATGCAGGGCTGAACTTACAAATACGTCTAAGAATTGGCCAAAAAAAAATACAGAAACCAAAGAACGTCCTAAGACTATGGAGGAAACTACAGTGAAAGAAATTACTATTAAACAGGCTGATATTAAAGAATTACCCGTTACTGCCGATAAACCACAGTTACACGATGCGGTTAATCATCCATCCCACTATACTCGAGGCAAGATTGAAGTTATAGATTTTATTGAGGATCAACAATTACCATACCATCTTGGCAATGTGGTCAAGTATGTTGCACGTGCCGGGTACAAAGGCGATAAGCTAGAGGACCTTAAAAAGGCACGATGGTATTTGGATAGGTACATTAATGAGGTGATGAAATGAAACCACTATTTGGAGGATACGTCACATTAGATCGTCATGAATATATTATGGTATGTGATACCTGGGACGAAGCATTAAAGGAGCTATATTGGATAGCAGACCAATGTAAGCCATGTGAAGGTATGACTATTGTTGTAGGTCGTGCAGTGCCATATCCAGGACACATCAATGTAGATGAAGTTATTCAAAGTGATATCAAGCGATGTCAAGAAGAGGCAGACCAAGGTGAAGAGGTGTATTACTTGCATGATAATGTGGTTACACCTAGCCAAAAGGCTGAGCTTCAAGCCTACTTAACTGACATCTACCGTGCGTGGAGTAATCGGTATAACCTAAACGCTGCTGCGTATCAGTTAATTAATACTACGATGTATCGATATAGCGAAATCTTACAGGAATGGCAAGAAGTATAGGAGGCCTATTATGGAAGATAAAACAATGCGAATTATAGTTGAGTCTAACGATAAAGAGGCTTATTCATGTTCCATCGAAATGGAAAATGTTAATGGGATAAATGCGGCTCACATGACTGTTAAGATGATGTGTGCAGTAGCAAAACAATTTGCTAAAACTCCTAATAATATTATTGGGGTTATACATGAATTACATGAATTGGCATTGGCAAATATAGAATCTTATGACATCAATGGCAGGTTTACTCCGAATAAGGATGAGCAACCCTTGAAGTTAGATAAGCGATCGTTATCGTAGGTGATGCCTATGAACAAGTCATGTACTGGGAGTAAGCATCCAGGGGTTAGAAAGCTACAACGATTATTGAATAGTCGTAGGCGCATGAAGGACATTGAGTCACATCTACAACGCCTGGAGGCGGAGGCACAAGATGAGAAGTCTAATACTCCAGAGCAACAACTTAATCTGAATACTGCGCAGCGTGACCTTAATAATGAATTCCGCAATCTATCTAAGGAACGATATGAGCTATGGGCATTGATATGTAAGATACCTAATGACATTGAGCGTACGTTCCTCGAGAACAGATACTACTTTGGAATGAGCATGAAGGAGGTCATCGAGGATATGAGTTATAGTGAAGCACAGATATATAATATCCAACGGAACGCAGTAAAAAGCTTTTGTCAAGTATTTTCTAAAAATAAATAAAGGCAATATGCAATTAGAGGTAACACTTATGATAGGCTACAAGTGTGGAGCAGAGGATACCAGGGAAAGTCCTCTACTACCACACACTGTAGGGTACGTTCATAGTGAATACCTTTCTTGTACAACACCTCCACAGGGCAAGAAGTATCATTAGGGACTACGCACAACCACGTAGTCCCTTTTGCTTACTTCTCCAAAAGCTCGACTATTGACCTTTTGTCTTTTATTTTGAGAATGAATGATAAAAGGTACTCCCTAGCGATAAATCCAGCGGTGGTCGGCTCCGCGCGATATTTGTCTCTGTGTAGGAGAATTTTAACGGTTGAAAGTCGATTGTCAAAGGACAGAAAGGAGAAGCCATGGCGACGAGTGAAAAACCACGTGTGAAATTTAATAACGCAGGCGATTTGCTAGTATCTAGCGCACAATTGTGTGACCTTCTTCGAGTAACTCCTGAGATTATTTCGAGACACCACAAATCAGGCATGCCTAAAGCTGCAACGGGTTGGTGGAACCTCCGTGAAGTTCTCGTATATCTTGGCCAAGCCAAAGGTGACAAATCTAAAGACCAATCAGCGGCCACACGAAAGCTAATTGCTGAAGCTGACTATAAAGAGTCTCGAGCTGCTCGTGAAAAGAAATTACTCGACGTGTTAAACGGTGAGTACGTATCTCGTGCAGACGTAGCGAAAGAATGGTCTGCTCGTATCTTAGAGTTAAAGTCATCGCTCATTAAACTCGGTAAACGAGTAGGGAGTGAGTTCACTGATCCAGAAGAACGGGCGACGGTGGAAAGGGTGGTGAGCGAAGTTGCCGAAGACTACCTCGAAAGTTACTCGCGCAAAGGCGAGTACACGCCGGAAGTCAAACCCGGTAAAAGCAGAGCCAAGAGTTAATTGGTTCCAGGAAGAGCTCGATGCCTTTAAACCACCGGAACGATACACCGTATCAGAATGGGCTGACAATTTCAGGGTATTAACAAATATATCCGCAGAACCAGGTAGGTGGAGAACGAATCGAACTCCATATCTAAAAGAGCCTATGGACAAATTCACAGACCCTCTGATTGAACAGATTGTACTGTGCTTTGGAGCGCAAATCGGTAAGACTGAAGCAGAGCTCAACATGATAGGGTATGCGTTAGACCAAACACAATCACCAGTTATGATGGTGTACCCAACAGACACTATCGCTAAATTTGCTAGCGATAAAAGAGTACAACCGATGCTTAAATCGGTTAAATCTATTAGTGATAATTTTGATGAGAATAGTAAACTGCTTGAATTGGATTTTAACAACGGTAATTATATGGTACTGGTCGGGGCGAACTCACCGAGTAGTTTATCAAGCCGGTCAATCAAGTATCTATTCTTTGACGAAATAGACAAATACCCCGCCTTTTCAGGTAAGGAAGCTGATCCAATAAAACTTGCGAAGGAACGTACTAAAACGTTCGTTGACAAGAAAATAGTAATGGTATCTACGCCTACTGTAGAGTCGGGTAATATTTGGCAGGCGCTCATGAATGCAAATGAGCGCAGGCAGTATTACGTGCCATGTCCACATTGCGGAGTATCGCAGACCCTCAAGTTCAAGCAGATAAAATGGCCAGACGAACACAACGATAATGCGGACATGATACGTGATACAGCGTATTACGAATGTGAACATTGCGGTGGACATATCCACGATAAGCACAAAATGGAAATGTTAAGACATGGAACATGGGAAGCGGTCAATGCGTCGCAAAGCAAAGTCCGCTCAATTTCGTATCACTTATCGTCGATATATTCGCCGTGGGTCACGTTCGGAGACGTTGCGTACGAGTTTAAGACTTCCAAAGGTACACCTGCCTCATTAATGAACTTCATTAATTCATGGTTAGCGGAACCTTGGCGAAGTGCTAAAACTAAGAGTACACAGAATATGCAATTTACGGAATCTACGTATCCGTGCGGTATCGTTCCAGATAAAGCAGTATTACTTATTGCTTCCGTAGACGTACAGCTTGACCACTTCTGGTGGGAAGTAAGGGCCTATGCCCCAGGTGTTAAGTCTTATCTGATTGATTACGGGCAGGCAAGCACTTGGGACGATTTAGAGGAAATCATTATTCATCGAGAGTATCCATCGGAGTATGGAGAGCCTCGTCAAATAATGAAAGCAGGCATTGACTCCGGCTTTAGAACAGACGAAGTATATCAATTCTGTTCAAGATTCCCAGAAGTATGTATTCCTCTTAAAGGCTCGTCAAACCATACTACGATGACAGCACCATACACAATGACTTCATTAGAGAAAGGCGTTGTTGGTGGATTAAAGCTATACGTATTGAATACAGATTATTGGAAAGACTTCATATTCGCTAGAATGGTAAGACCGATAAACGAAGATGGCACGATCCATTTATACAAAGATTGTCCGCAAGAGTACTCAGACCATCTAAGGTCAGAGGAAAAGCAGGAGCACAGAAATGTAAAAACAGGGGCAGTAACAGTCCAGTGGAAACCACTCACTAGCCATCCTGTTAACCATTTACTTGATACATGTACTTACAACGCAGCAGTAGCAGATATTGCCGGCGTTAAATATTTAATGGAGCCAGAACCTTATGAGGAATCCGAAGAGGTCCAAACATACGAGGACTACAGCGGAGGCATAGGGAACACTGGCCATTGGTTTAGATAGGAGGTGAACCATGAGCGATGTAAATGAACAACTTGAACGTGTCCGTCAAGTCATCGAGGATATCGAAACTAAAGGATATTCCGAGTTACAGATTGGTGGTAAACGATTCAAGACGATTGACTTACCTGTACTTTATGCACGTGAACAAACGCTAATGCAACGAGTACATGAAGAGTCTAATGGATATCAAGTTGATGCATTCGTGACATGGGGTGGACGATGAACATTATTGATAGAGTAATCAGTTGGGTTAGTCCACAACGTGCGTATGAGCGTCAAGCCTACCGTGATGCATTGCGTCAATATGATGCGGCATCTATGGATAGGCTAAACAGTGATTGGCAACCTGCGTATGGGACCGCGGAACAACTTGCAACGGGTTCACGTGATATCATACGTGGTCGAGCAAGAGCCGCCGAGATGAACAGTGACTTGGCAGAAGCAGCTGTAATTGCACTGTTACGAAATGTCATCGGCGCAGGGATTGTCCCACAAGCTAAAGTACGAAACCGCAATGGTAAATTAAACAACGATCTTAATAAGAAAATCGAGAAAGCATGGGCCAAATGGGCGGAACCTGAAAACGCTGACATTAGGGGCATTTCTAATTTCTATGAATTACAAGAAATGGCTCTAAGACGTATGGTGTACGACGGTGAGATTTTAGTCAATAAAACTTCACAAGGCTCGTACTTACCATTATCTATTCAGTTGATAGAGGCTGAAAACATTGGCGCAGTAAGTATCACAAACGGTAAGAATAACATCATCAATGGTGTAGAAGTTACCGAACATGGTAGACCAGTAGCTTACCACATAAGCCAAACTGACCCAATGGGGCTACGTTCTTTTGACACAGTTCGGTTAACAACAGACCAAGCATTTTTGTTATTCAAGCCTAAACGCCCATCTCAGATTAGGGGCATAAGCCTATTGGCGTTAGTATTGCGTAGGATTCACGATATCGACGAGTACATGGATGCTGATTTAATCGCTGCACGAGTTGCAGCGTGCTTCAGTGTTTTTGTAACCTCTCAAAACTCCGCAAGACAAACCTCTATGCTACCGAGAGATAGCAAAGGTAGACCTAATATCACAATGGCACCAGGTATGGTTAGACACCTAAGCCCAGGTGAGTCCATTGAGTTTGCAGACCCTAAACGTAACGCTGGTACTGCAAGCGAATATTCAGCAACTCAGACTAGACGCGTTGCGTCCGGTCTTGGTATGAGCGCTGACATCGTAGCGCGTAATATATCTGGGAATTTCTCAGCTGCAAGGCAAAACTTGTTAGAGGACCAAAAGACATTCCGTCAAGTGCAGAAATTTGTAATCACACACTTCTGTATGCCGATTTGGAAAGCCTTTATTGACGCCCTTTACTTAGCAGGTGAATTACCTTCTGACTACTTAGCGAATAAGGACAAATACCAAGAGGTAGCTTGGCTTGCTCCAGGGTGGTCATGGATTGACCCTGTTAAGGAAGTTAACGCTAATAAAGAGGCTATTAAATCCGGTCTTACAACTTTAGAGGATGTGTGCGCATCATCTGGACGTGACTGGGAAGAAGTTCTTGAACAACGGAAACTCGAACAGGATAGAGCCAAGGAGCTTGGGGTATTACTAGATTATTCCAGTGAGTTGCAACCGCTAACGATGGGCGATGATGACACTACATAGGAAGGAGCTGATGGCTAGTAATGAGTGAATATCAAAAACGTAGTGTTCTTGGTAATTATTGCCGAGAAACTACTATTGACCACGTCGATACCGATAGTCGGACAGTAGAATTATCATTCTCATCCGAAACGCCATATGGCCGTTGGTTCGGCGATGAAATCCTTTGCCACGATGAAGAGTGCATCAACCTTGAGCGCTTTAACAATGGCTTGGGTACGGTATTGTTTAACCATGATCGTGATGCGGTCGTAGGTCATGTCGAGAAGGTATGGCTAGAAGATAACCGCGGTAAAGCGTTAGTACGCTTTGACACAGATGAACAATCCGAAACAATATTCCAAAAGGTACAGTCCGGTACGCTACAAGGTGTAAGCGTAGGCTATGCAATCTACCGATATGAGGTATTGGAAGATGAGGATACCAAATCTACTAACGGTCGATTTAATGGTCCAGCTTATGTAGTAACGGATTGGGAACCTTTAGAAATCAGTATTGTATCTGTTCCGGCTGACCCTACTGTTGGCGTGGGACGTAGTGCTGAAGAAATTCATACAAGTATTGACACACAGGAGGATAACACACGTATGGATCAAGAAAAAACTTTAGAAGTTCAAGAAGTAAAATCTACAGAACCAGTAGAAACAGGTTTGACACAAGCAGACCTTCAAAAGGCTATGGAGCAAGAGCGTAAACGTACTTCCGAAATTACTGCATTGTTCCGTGACTTCGATGTAGAAGGTGCTGACGAAGCAATCGTAATGGGCGTATCCGTTGACGAAGCTCGTGCAATGGTAATGGACCAATTACGTGCACGTAACAAAGGCGTATCTGTAACAATGGGCGAAGCTGAAAGCGATAAGTTCCGTGCAGCTGCACAAGACGCAGTATTGATGGCAGCAGGTATCCCTGTAGCAGATGCTGCACCAGGTGCACAAGAATTACGTGGTCACTCTATGGTTGAGTTGGCACGTGAAGCACTTCAACGCGAAGGCTTGCAAGCTAACTTCGGCGATAACATGGAATTGGCTCGTCAAGCTATTAATTCTACATCCACATTCCCTGCTATCATGGCAAACTTGGCTAACAAATCCGTAATGGTAGGCTTTAACGAAGCTGAAACTACTTACCAAATTTGGGCAGGTAAAGGCTCTAACCGTGATTTCAAAGAAGCTGCACGCGTAGCATTGTCTGAAGCGGGTAACCTTGAATTAGTTCCAGAAGGTGGCCAATTCCAACAAGACTTCTTAGGCGAAGCATCTGCTCGTACTAAAGTAGCTACTTACGGTAAATTGTTCAGCTTAACTCGTCAAGCAATCATTAATGATGACTTAGGATTGTTCTCCAAAATCGCTACTAAATACGGTTCCGCTGCTAAGCGCTTAGTAAACAAAATGGTGTATGCTCAATTAACTGGTAACGTTAAAATGCAAGACGGCGTAGCATTGTTTGACAACAAACATGGTAACGTTGCAGGTACAGGTGAAGCATTATCCGTTAAAGCAATCGCAAAAGCAATTACTGCTATGCGCCGTCAAAAAGGTATTACTGGTGATGCTACTCTTAACATCACACCTAAATACTTGGTAGTTCCTCCAGAACTTGAAATGACTGCATACCAAATCGTTAACTCTACTGCTGCTGTAGACGGTGTAAACTCCGGTGTAGTTAACCCTTACAAAGGTCGCTTCGTAGTTGTAGCAGATGCTGAATTAACTGATCCAGATGCATGGTACTTAGTAGCCGACGCATCTCAACATGACACTATTGAAGTAACTTACTTGAATGGCGTTGAAACTCCACGTCTTGAAACTCGCCAAGGCTTCGATGTAGACGGTATCGAATACAAAGTAGCATTCGACTGTGGCGTAAGTGCTCTTGACTTCCGTGGTGTATTCAAAAACGCAGGTAAATAATTAGGGGGTAAATACATATGGCAAAATTCGTATACGAAACAGACCGCATCAATTATGTGGCAACAGCAGATGTAAAAGCCGGTGACATTGTAGAAGCCGGTGCACTTCATGGTGTAGCAGTAACAGATATTAAGAAAGATGAAATGGGTGCGTTAAAAGTAACTGGCGTATTCAAAGTAGACGCTAATAAATCTGATACATACGCTGTAGGTGATGCAGTAAACTTCGCTTCTGGTAAAGCTGCTAAAACTGGTGGTAAACCATTGGGTATCGCAGTAGAACCTAAGACTGCAACTCAAGATACTGTTACAGTAATGTTGAAAAACTAATTATTGTATTTTTAATGAAATGCGGTCCACACGGGCCGCATTCACTCTACGAGGTATAACATATGCTGACCTATGATGAAAGCGCCTTACTCGATGTATTTGGCGAAAAAATAACATATGAAGGTAAGCAGATTAAGGCTAGTGTAGAAATCGGTGAGTATGATGGTAAAGGTTCAGGATTCGTAACTGGGTTAGCTGATAAGGCTAAGGTATGGGTTAGAGCTAAGGACGTGCCACTACCTAAAACTAAAGATGTAATCTACATCAATGGTAAGAAGTGGTATGTGGATCATATCTCCGATAGCGACGCTAAAATGCACTGTCTTGAAATTGTGGCCAACGTTAGGACGGTAAGACCATGAGTAATTCACCAATTACCATTACTGACACTGCTACACCGTATCTTGAATTCATAGCTAAGACTAAACCAGATTGGACAAGGAAAGCTATGAAGTCAGTCGGTTGGATGATGCAGAAGGAAATTAAGGCCGGAATTAAATCCGGCTCACCTGGTGGCCACAAATATGCTAACTTCATGCCACCTACAATGAGGGCTCAATTTGAGGCAGCATTTGGCGCCAAAGTAAGGCGGGCCTATCAAGATGGCGGTAAGGCGTATAAAGAAGGTTGGGGACTAAAGTCCAGAGCCCAACTTATAGCCGGTGGCGTAAAGGAAACTACTGTCGGATATACACCACTTGGTAAGATGTTCGGGGCAGTTGGGTACCAATACGACGCCAGGTCGCAATCAGTAAAAGTAGGGTGGTTATCATCGTCTGCTAAACGATTAGGCGAACAGATTGAGCGTGGTTACACGAAACAAATCACAGAGCCAATGCGTAGGACATTATTTGCCGGTGGCTTTCAACTTGCAAAAGGTAAAACATCATTTAGGATTAAACCTCGTAAAACGTTTGGTCCGATGAAAACATCCTTACAGCCTAAGTTGGTACCTTACCTAGAGTCTAAAATCGGTGAATATGCACTAGGCAAAACCAATCAATTTGCGTCTAGCAGGCGAGCATATAAAGTGAGGTAGCAATGCAAACTATTCCACTAGCGGTCATTGCTAATAGATGGGCGGAAGCGGTTAAGGATAATCAAAAGATTACCGACTACTGTATGAAACACTTTGGAAAGGACTTAACTATTTACATCGGCTATGATGACGCAGGTGCACCTCTTGAGGAGGATTGCCCGTGTGTGATCATCATGATGGATAACAAGTCCGAGGGCTTGGCAAGTTCATACTCTTACACCTTACAACTCGTATGGGGAATAGTACGAGTTGAGGCAGAACGTGAAGGACGTGTAGTGAAATACACAGGTGCGTTCGAGTGTGACGAACTTGGCCAATTACTCATCGAATGTATCATGGCAGTTAACCCTAACTATCCTGTCATTAACATTGACTATGAAACAGACAATATCTCGTGGCGCCCGGTGTATCCGGGTAAAGCCACACTCACTATAGAAATACCGCACGTAATTGGCGGTAATGTTGAATATTAGGAGGATAAACATGGCAGTAGCTAAACGTGCACAAGGTGCACAATCTTCTCTTACAATGGCCTTTGAAACTGACTTCGGTACTACACCATCTACCGGTGGCGTGGTAATGCCTATTATCAGTTCTTCTTTAAAGGCTAGCCAAAACTTGAATGACTCCTCTGTTATTCGAGGCACACGTAATCCGGCGGCACCTAGTCGCGGTAACATCGATACATCCGGTAGCATCGTGCCACCAGTTGATGTATTAGGTTTTGGCTATTGGTTAAAACTAGGCTTTGGTGCTCCAACTACAACAGCACAAGGGTCTAGCAAAAAACACGTATTTAAAATTGGCCCAGATATGCCATCTGCTACCTTTGAACAAGGATATAAGGACATTAGTACTTACCAACAATTCAGTGGCGTGCGTATGAATAAAATGTCCTTAAACTTCGGTGGTGACTCTGAATTAACTGCATCTATTGATGTAATGGGCTGTAAAGAAACTATGGCGGCGGTACCCTTCGATACTGCACCTAAGTCTATTACATTTACTCCATTCGAAAACCTCGAAGCCACCATAAAAGAAGGTGGCGTTACTGTAGCGAATGTATTGTCCATGAGCCTTGATATCGACTTCGGCTTGGACGGTGACTCTTATGCTATTGGGGGTAAAGGCTTCCGTACATACATTGATACAGGTATTATCGGCGTATCCGGCACGATTAAAGCTTTCTTCCAAAATATGGACCTATTAAATAAAGCTGTGAATGGTACAGAGTCTAGCTTAGAATTAACGCTTACTAAAGGCACTAATTCCTTGACTATCAAATTACCTGAATTGATTTACGAACGTAACTCTCCTGGTATCGATGGTCCTAAAGGCGTAAATATTGAACTTCCATTCAAAGCCTATTATGGCGATGATGCCGGTCAATCTGCAGTAGTGTTTGAATTGGTTAACAGCCAAACATCTTACTAATCTAACTCATTAGGAGGTAACTATGAATATTCAAGGTAAAGAATTAAAACCAAGAGCCCTTACATGGACTGAACGTGATGCATTAATCAAAGCCGGTCTAGACTTCGTGTATTGTCCAGTAGATGTTGATGATCAAGTTGCATCTATTGTACGTAGTCGTGATATTATGCGTTTCATCTTAACAGATGTATACGAACTCACAGATGAACAACTCAATACAGTAAGTGATAAGGATGCAATGAACTTCGCCGGTGAAGTCATTACATTAACTTACCAACTACAAGAAGAAACAGAAAAAAACTAGAAGAGGCGTGGAGGTGGATGTCCTCGGATAGGCCGAAGTACTGCAAGGGATGTAAGGAATTACAAACCGCTACAAAGCAGTCCTTCGACTGCTCCGAGTGTGACTTTAACCCACCACGCCTATTATTCGGTTCAAAACTGGCTATGAAACTGTATAACCTATCACGCAGTCAAAGAAATTACCACTCAGGCGGACTAGCCGGGTTCGATTATCCGGCTATACGTACGGTGGCTGAGATTAATAACATTAATCTAAATCCGATGTTATTTAGTCTTATGTGGATATTGGAGGGATTAGAAATGGAGGCGATGAATAAGGATGTCGAATAACGTAGTAGATATCGTAGTGCAACTGACCGATAAGAATGCAAAAGCCGGTTTAGAGAAAATCGCCGCTACCTCTAAGGGAACAGTTGCAGAGCTTTCAAAATTAAAGAATGAAATGTTTGCCATTGGTGCGAGTGCCGGTCTTGCCGGTCTTGGTTCAAAACTCGCAAAAGAGGCACTAGCTTGGAACTTATCAGTAAAGAAGATGCAATCCTTAACAGGTGCTACTGCTGAACAAGCTAGTACATTCCTCTCCGTTGCGAACTATATGGGTGTAGCTACTGACGTTAGTACTGTAGCGTTTGCTAAATTTGCGAAGGCTGTATCTAACGCACAAGATAAAATGCAAGTTGCATCCGCAGAAGGGAAACTAGCTACTGATATGTTCAGCCGGCTAGGTGTTAGCATTGATCAGATTGAGGGTAAGAATACCCTTGAAGTGTTCAAAATCATTCAAGACCGATTAAGGAACATGAAGGACGGTGCTGAAAAGACACGGGTTGAGATGGAGCTATTCGGTAAAACCGGATACCAACTTCACGGAATGCTGAATATGTCAGCAGATGCCATGAAGCAAGTCGAGGACCGGGCACGTGCTATGGGTCTTGTTATTGACGATGAAGCGGCTAAAAAATCGGCGCAATTTAATCGTCAGTTGAAAGACATGGAACAGACAGGTAAGCGATTGGCTATTATGATTGGTCAAGAACTCTTACCTGTAGTTATGGAATATGCACAAGGTGCAATTAATCTAACAAAGTCTTATAGTAATCTAGCCACAGAACAAAAGGAAGCTATCTCAGGTCTTATCAAATTCGGCTTAGAAGCTAGTATAGTAATCACAGGTATTCAATCCGTTACAAGTGCATTGAAGTTCATGCGATTGGCTACTATAGCAGCTGCCGGACCTTGGCTTACATTAGCAACCGTAGCAGGACTTGCAGCTAAGAGCATATATTCGGCGGTATATGCATCTAAGACCGCAGGTACAGACCTAGGCGTTGATGTTAACGGTCTTAGAGCCCATAAGAACTTAAACGCACCTGGTACTAACTCCGCTTATATGGCTAATCATGATGGGCGGTACTGGGTTGAGGATAGTTCATTCTTTGGGCTCATCAAGAACGATCGCTTGGCAACGAAAGAAGAAGGCGCTCAAATCGATGCTGCTATTAAGGCTAAGGAAGCGGCAGATGCTGCGAAGAAGAAAGCTGAAGAGGAGCAAGAGCGACTTCAAAAAGAAATTGACGATGCTAAGAATGGCCTTACCAATAATGAGGCTATCAATAAGGCTAATGAAGAAGCTAGTAAAGCCGCTAAAGCGCAAGAGGCAGCGGCTAAGAAGGCAGAACAAGCAGCAGAGAAGCTAGCAAGTTCTGTAGAACGACTTAATGAACTTATTCGTAGCCTTACTCTTCAATCTTTAGAGATTGATGGTAGTCAATATGAAATCGATAAACTCAATGCTAAGAACCAATTTGAAACGAATAATAAGAATATTCGTGACATCATTCGTTCTGCAGCCGGCTTAAATGGCGGCGGTGGTACTGGCCAAGCGGCAAGTGTGCTAGATGCAGCTAATGCTCAATTAGGCAAGAAGTACGTACTAGGTGCAGAAGGTGATTGGGCTACAGATTGTGGCAAACTATTTGCCGATAGCATTAGAGAATCGTTTGGTATTAGCACTCCTAGATATGTGCCTGATATTATGCGTGATGCTAGAGCTGTAGGTGCATGGCATGATGTAGGCGACGGATACGTGCCTAAAGCAGGTGATGGTGTAGTTGTACTTGGCGATAACCATGTAGTTATTGCTGATGGTAATGGTGGCTATACTGGCGCAAACTCTCATGGACCTGGTGGCGTGGGACCTGGACAAGTACTTCAATCTAGCTCTATTGAAGGTGACTTTGGGACTGCAACAGGCTATGTAGATACAGCACTATATGCAAAAGCGTATGGCGGTAATGTTGGTGGCGGATGGAGTAGCTCAGTCGATGCCTTAAAAAATGCTAATGCTAAAGCGTTGGCTAACTCCAACCTAGTAGCAGAAGCTAAGGCTAAGAACGAGGAAGTATATCAAAAGAAACTCGAAGAAGCTGACCGCAATCAAAAAATCCGTGTACGTAAGATGAACGAGGAAATCTCAAAACTTGACCTTGAACGCACAGGCGATCGCTTGCAATTACTCAAGACGGAAGCCGAAGCACAAAAGGCTCAGATAGACGATAACATTCGTGAGTACACTAAGGCAGTTGGTGATAAAACACTCGCTGAGAAGAAAGCTAATGCTGAAAAGTTAAAGCTTACTGCTGAGACTAATCAGAAGATTCGTGAGTTAGCATACACGCAACTCAACGAAGATATCGATAAGCAGTCTAACTTAGTAAAGCTTGGCCATGTATCTCAAGAAGATGCGGACAAGGTACTTGATGAGTCGCTTAAGTCTTATATATCTTATGCTCAGTCTGAACTTAATGAAGCTCAATTAAGCGCTACACAACGCTTACAGATCGAGAAGAATTTAGTTGAAGCTCAACAAAAGCTATGGGAAGCTGCAGGACGTAACTTGCGTACTAGCTTAGCGGAAGGTGCTAGACAGTACAACCAACAAGTCGTAAATTATGGAGACCTAGCGAAGTCTACCTTTGATAGTACGATGAGCAGTATCAACTCTTCCTTTACTAGCCATTTGGAAGGGATTGCAACTGGCGCTGAGTCATTCGGTAAGGGGCTTAAAAATATCTTTAAGGATATTACCAATAGCATTATTAAAATGCTTGTTAACCTTTCATTCCAACAGTATGTGCAACCTAAATTACAAAGCATATTTGGTAACATTGCAAGCGGTATTGGTGCTATAGGTGCCGGTCGTGGCAATGTATCATCGTTTGCAAGTGGTGGCTCTTTCAGTTCAGCATTTACAGGCAATAGCTTTGGTAAATTTGCAAGCGGTGGTATCGCTCCCGCTGGTATGACTCTTGTTGGTGAGAATGGTCCGGAGCTCTTACAGTTCAACTCTTCTCATCGCATTTACAACGCAAGCCAAACACGTAAGATGATTGGCGGTGAAGGAGCTAGTAAGGTAACGGTTAACATCATCAATCAATCTGGCCAACAGCTAGATAGCCAACGACAAGAAACTAAGTTTGACGGCGAACAAATGATAGTTGATGTAGTAGTATCTAGTCTTATGACAAACAAAGGAGGTATGCGTGATGCCATTAAGGCAGCCGCAGTATAGCGTATGTTAGAATTCCCAAACATTAGATATCCAATATACCCTATCGATGAAAATACACCGGATGTGACTCGTAAGGCTCAGGTAGAAAACATGACGATGTTAACACATCGCAAGACTACAAAAGCGTTACGATCGTATTCAGTAAATTACAAGATACCAACTTCGGAATATATCAAGCTAAGGAATTTCTTTGACCAGGTCAATACTGCAGAGATATTCCTTTGGACACATCCGGAGACACGGGCGAAAGTAAGAGTTCGGTTCGCTGACCAACTACACTTCTCAGCTAGTGATTACGGTATTTGGAACGGATCTGTTCAATTCCAGGAGGCTTAAATGTTAACGCTATCAACTGCATCTATCATCGAAAAAAATAAGATATCCTCCACTGGAGCATGGGTAATGGCTATTGAGCTTCATCATCCGGAAGGGAATATCCTCCTCGTGAATAATACCGAGGATTTAACCTTAGCCGGTAAGAAGTATACTGCCTTCCCATTTAAGCTAGAGGATATTAACGAGGACACTAAGCAGATGCCTAACGTTAAACTCTCTGTAGCGAATGTAACCGGTACTATCCAACGGTTGGTAGAAAAGAATAAAGGCCTCACAGATTGTGAGGTCAATATTCGAATATTTAATACTAACTTACCGGACATTATTGAACTAGAAGAAACGTTCATCATTAATGCATCCCAATCTAAAGCAGACTGGGTAGTGTTCACATTAGGCACAGACTTCTCATTCTCACGCAGGTTCCCACCTGTTCGAGTGATGAAAGACTATTGTCCTTTTAAATTTAAGTCTGTAGAGTGCGGATACAAAGGGTACGCACAATCATGTAACAAAACCCTAAAACGCTGTCGTGAGTTAAATAACAGTGTTCGATTTGGCGGTGAGCCAACAATACCACAAGGGGGCTTATATGCGTCTAACTCTAAATAACCTAGTAGGTACTCCGTGGAAGGAGTTGCCTTGTTGGGAGCTTGTGGTAGAGGTGTACAAGAGAGCCGGTATTCAACTAGGCCCGTATATGACATATTGGCCAGATATGAACTCACCTTGGCACGAAGTCAAGGAACCGGAAGTAGGGGACATAATTGTCATGAACCTCTACAGTAATAACGCTGATCATATCGCAGTATATGTAGGCGAAGGTAAGATGATACACTCCACAGAATATGCGGGCGTGTGTATCGTACCAATGGACAGATTAAGAAAACGTATATTAGGAGTGTACAGACACAAGGAGGCTCAAAATGATTAGATTAGTAATTGCTCGAAACCCATTCGACCTTACCACTAGACAAGAGACCCTTGTGCCTTTTGTTGAAGGTAAGAAACTTAACCAATATTTTACTGAGCCAGGAAGCTGGGTATACTCCATTAATGGCGAGTTAGTAGAGGATACCGCATCACCTACAGATGAAGCCTATGTAGTGGTATTACCAAAGGTAGAAAAGCAAGCATTCGCTATCTTGTTATCTATTGGTTTATCTATTGCAACTGCCGGTATCGCCTCTGGTGCTATCTTCGGTATCACTAACGTATTAGGTCGTACGCTTGCAGCAATGGCTATCGGGATGATTGGTAACACAATCATATCTAAACTATCTGCACCTAAGACTGATAACTCTAATACAGAGCAGTCCGCTACGTATGGCTGGCAAGGTGCACAGACCGTAATTGGCCAAGGTCATCCGTTAGCGATTACGTATGGTAAGTGTAAAAGTGCGGGCATGCTGATATCTCGTCACGTAACGAGCGACGGAAGTAAGCAATATCTTAACCTATTATACTGTGCCGGTGAGGGCCCTATTGACGCCATAACAGACGTTAAATTAAACGGTAACCCCATTGGCAACTATAAGGAAGTACAGCTCGATGTAAGACTTGGCACGAATGACCAAGAGATTATTCCTAACTTTAACGATAACTACGCTGACCAACCATTGACGTATGAGCTAACCAATGACTGGTCAATTCATCAAACGCAAGGTAACCTATCTACTGCGTTAGAGGTTACTATCTCACTACCTAATGGTTTGTACTACTCTAATGACCAGGGCGGACTAAGTGAAACGTCAGTTACTATTGAGGGTGGCTATCGTAAAGTTGGTTCTGCAGAGTGGATACCATTACCGATTAGTAACAATGGTGGCCAAAGTGCCATGCTTGAAAAGACAGATAATCGCTGGTTTAAACGCAATAGTCATTCAAGAACGTCTATCGATAATAGTCAATATACTGGTGTTATTAAGGATAGCTCAAACAAGGCTATCTATCGTGTGTTCCGGTTCGATGTAAAGGAACCAGGACAATATGAAGTCCGTATGCGATGCGCACATAAGGACGGTAACTCTAACCGTCATGTGAACAAAGTATACTGGTCTCAGTTAACTCAGATTGTCTATGATGACTTTATTCATCCTGGCAAGGTACTTATCGGTATTAAAGCATTAGCTACTGACCAATTAAATGGTAATGATCCAAATGTAACCTGGATACAAGAGCGCAAAACAGTATGGGTATTCAATACCTACACCGGGGCGTATGAGTCTAAACCGGCTAATAACCCGGCATGGGCTTGCTACGATATCCTTCATCATTGCCGTAAGATTGGCGATGAGTATGTAGTTAAAGGTGCTCCTCGTGAACGCTTCGTATATGACGCATTTAAGGCTTGGGCTGATAAGTGCGATGAAAAGCATATTACATTTAACTACATTTACGACAATGCTAGCCAAGTGTGGGATGCACTTAAATACGCTGAGAACGTAGGTAGAGGTAAGGTAATACCTCTAGGTACTCGGTTCAGTTGTATTTACGATTATGCTGCTACACCTACTCAGTTATTTACTGTAGGCAATATCAAGATGGACTCATTCATGGAAGAGTTCCAGGCTACATCATCTAGGGCAAATGCTATCGAGGTATCATTCCTTAACAAGGCGAAAGACTACGAGCGTGATGTACTTCCTGTATTCAGTGAAGAGTATGACGTTACTACATCCCTAGCTAGTCCGGCGCAAGTCGAACTCATGGGATGTGTGGATGTAGACCAAGCCTACAATTACGCTAAACACTACCTAAGAGCGAATAAGTACGAAGTGCGTACTTGTACCTTCGAGGCGTTCACAGACGCCATAGCGTGTACGATAGGGGACGTAATCCTATTACAGCATGATGTGACAGACTGGGGACAAGGTGGTCGTGTAGAGTCTGCGGTTGGTAATAAAGTAATCCTTGATAGAGAGGTTACTTTTGAGCAAGGTAAGACCTATCGCCTTATGGTACGCAATGCTAAAACGGATGCATTAGAGTCTTACAACGTAACTGGTGTATCCGGCAGAACTTTAACGCTTGCTAGTAATGCAGTCATTCAGACCGACGATTTATACACCTATGGTGAGGCAACCAAGGAAGCTAAGCCATTTAGGGTATTATCCATTAGCAAGTCCAACTCTGAAATGACACGTAAGATATCCTGTATTGAATACTACCCTGAGTTGTACGCCGGTGATGATGGATCAGTACCAATTATCGACTACACAACGAAGTCTGACGTAATTAAGGTTATTAACTTAGTTTTAATTGCTGACGTCAAGACATTAAAAGACGGTACTGTGCTCTGTGATATCAATGGTACATGGCAACTACCTAGGGATAAAGTGGCCAAAAACATCATCGTCTATTACAAGCCTGTAACTGCTAAGGAGTGGCAACAGTTCAAAGTATTAGACGGTAGTGCTACTAGCGTGACTATTCCAAGTGTAGCAACTGACGTCAACTACGATGTTAAGATTGTATGCACAAATAATACTGGTGCTGCGTATGAGGGTGTGGAGCGTGCGGTGTATGTGAGTGGCAAGGAAACACCACCGGCTACACCTAAGGGCTTTAAGGTAACACAGGACGCAGTAAATAGTAGCGTACTTCACTTATCATGGGAACCTAATACAGAGGCTGACCTACATGGGTACACGCTATATGACGGCAATGGTGTAGTCCTTATTAAGCATATAGGAGGTACATCCTACTCGTACTTCATTCCTAATACTGGTAATTACCAATTCAAGCTATCTGCTATTGATACATCTGGTAATGAAAGTGGTAAGGCTGAGGCTCGTATCACGGCAACTGTATCCGCTGAGAGTGTGGCTACACCTAAAGCACCGGCTCGAGGTGAGGTGAAAATCGGTAAGACGATCACTGCTGCATGGGACCCAGTAGAGAACACCTACATCGATTACTACGAAGTTCGACTAGATAGTAATGTAGGGCAGTCAAATAATCTGCTAGCCAAGACTACAGATATTCGCTCTGAGATTAAGTTATCCGCTCGTAGAGGAGCTGTATTCATTTACGCACACAATCCTGTTAAGGGTTATGGTCCGGCGCTAAGACTAGACTATAACGCAGTAGTGCCTAAAGCTCCGACGAACGTCAAAGTAAAAGGCAATATTACAGGCGTGAGCGTGGTCTTTGACAGTATCCCAGATACTTGTATAGGCGCTAACATTTACATCGGCACAGAGAAGTATTTCGTCAATACAAACGTAAATATGATACCGCATGACCCAGGTGTATTTGATGTAAAAGTGGCTTACGTTGATGTGTTTGGTGAGGGTACGTACTCCAGTATTATTGGCAGTTCTGTACCGGCTAGTATTGACCCTTCGTTAATTAACGCTGAAGCGTTAGGCTTGGCGGATATCGACAGACGTATTAATGAGCTAGATAAATCTAGTAACCAATACGCTAAGGCCGTACAAGCCATGAGTCATGCACCTCAACTTATGCGTGATCCAATCTTTAAATCTGAGTTAGAACTTAGTTTGTATTTAAAAGATGGCCAACAAGTTACGCAAAAGTTCGGCAGTGCTAACGCAATCTATGATGATGTTGTCACAGGTGGTCGTATGGTAGGACTCATACCTGGCGATACTAAGTACTCCAGTATTGGCTACGGTGGGTTTAAGATTAAACCTAAACAACAATCCTTATTCGGGAAGCTGAATAATACATACATTGTTCGCATGGTTGCTAAGGTGAAACCATCAATGACGATTCATTTAAACAACAATGATATTGGTAATGGTGGCACAACCGGATGGATAACCGATAACAAGGGTACAGACAAGCCAGAAGAATATATTTTCTACTGGAAGTATGGCAAATCTTGGGTTGGTACAGATGCAAACAATCGAGAGTGCGGTTATGTGTACTTCAAGGATAAGTCAAACGCCAATACAACCCCAAACTTTATCGCTTGGATTTACAAGATTGAAGTATTCGCAGTCGATGAGTACGACAATAGCCTAGATGATGTTAGAAGCTCCATTACACAACTATCCGGTAGTATTGACTCTAAGGTAACCAATGCTACAAGTGGTATGGCTACACGCATTACTCAGCTAGACAATGCGATTAAGTCACAGGTTATTACCGGTGATAAAGTCATGAGTGCTATCACCCAATATACAGGTGGTACACGGATTGACGGTAGGCTTCTGCATGTAACGGGCGAAGCTCTGTTTGACAATAACATCATTACCAACAAGATGTTAGCAGCCAAAGCTGTATCTGCAGATAAGATGGACGTCGGAGAGTTAAGCGCGATCAGTGGTAACCTTGGGACTGTAACAGGCGGTAAGATTATCGGCGGTACGATCCAAAATAAAACTGGCGCATTCAAAGTTGACGCCAATGGTAACATCGTGGGGGCCAATATTACCGGCTCACGTATTGATGCTCAGTCTATCATGCAAGCCGGGTTTAAAATCAGAAACATTGATGTACAAATCTACAAAGTACGTCATGGTGACTGGTGTCCACTCCTAGAAGGCTTTACAGAGTCTCAATGTACGTTTATTCCTGTGGGATATAAAATGACTGAAGATTATAGTAGCGTAACAGGTGGTACTAGAGAGGGGCGAGAAAAATGGGCTATCGCTAATGGGCGAAGGATTGATGATTGCACAATATATTTCCAGTCTAATATATCGAGCAAATATTACGATACTAAGCCAACCATTGGACTAAATGGTCGTAAGGCTGTTTGTCAATCACTATGGTATAGTGCTTACCACACCCGGGATGATGATGGCTATCATCATCATATCTCCTTTGGGGAACTATACGTTCTCGTCATTGGTAAAAAGTAGTGTTACAAACCATAGATTAGACGATAAAAAGGAGGACATATGGTCGAACAAGATTTAACACTCCACGCTGGACAAGACTTTTCTATCAGTTATGTAGTGCCACCAGAAAGTGACATGGATTTGAGTCAATATAAAGGCGCTTGTAAAATTCGCAAGCGCCCATATGACAATATGATATTAGAGTTACATTCTGTGGTAGAGTCTAAGCAGGTAAGGTTTTATATTTCTGGCCAAGAGTCAGCGGAGAAGAAAATAAAGGGTGGCGATTATATCTACGATGCGTTCCTTTATAACGATGACCACTGGCTAAAGATTGGCCAAGGTACGATTACGATCGTGCCAGATATTTCTATGCATGAGTAAGGGGAGGTAACTTATCATGGCTGAAACAAACAATACTTTAACACTTAAATTTGACAAAGAAACAACATTACCATTGTTGGAAGGATTGGGTAAATCTGCTTATGCTATCGCAGTAGCTCACGGCTTTAAAGGTGATGAGCAAGCATGGTTAGATAGCTTACGTGGTCCTAAAGGTGATAAAGGTAGCGCGGAAGAGACGGCTCAAATATTAAAGAAAGATGGCGAATTTCTCAAAAGCGTAAAAGGTCCTAAAGGTGATGCGGGTAGTGCTGAAAGAGCAGCAGAACTTTTGAAAGATAAAAACGTATACTTGCCTGACGCAAGCGTAGATACAGTATTGGCTAAGCTAGTAGAGATTTTAGGCGATACTATCCACGTGGAATTCAAACAACTCGAATACTTCCAACCAGTAGCCGGTCAAGAATTCTTAGACCTTAAAGGGGAACCACACTTTAAGGTTTCCATAAATGGTGGTGAAAAACGTGTATTTGAAAGTGATAACATGCGAGTTCCTATCAAAGCGTTTGGCGAAGATGATATCAAAGTATCTTACTTTGACCTTGCAGACCGTGAAGTAGGCGTTATCTCTATCAAAGGTATTGAAACTACTGTGGCAGATGATACTTACGCAGACGCAACAGGTGCAAAATTTACTAAATTCGGTAAGAAATTAGTGTTACGCTTGGCTGACTATAGAGAAGGACTCTCTTTCAACTGGCTTGGTAAATGGACTAAATCCGATATCGATGTATTGGAAATCATTTCTGATACGGAAAAACAAATGGTTGATGACGATAGTAGAAACACCAATAAATATGACGGCTTAACATTCATTATTAAACAGCCACAAAATATTACATTTAGAACCGTAGCAAATCAAGGCACTGTATCAATTACAACAAACACACGCAGTTTTAAAGTTGTCTTAAACGATACATTAACTTGGAACGGTGGCACATACGAAAGCGGCCATTTATAATTCATACCTAGTCCTTAGCTATCACAATGTAAGGAGGTGATGTCCCATTTGGACATGGCAATTTGAACTTAACGACTTGCTTACGACATTAACTATCGTAGGCATAGTCGCTGGCGCAGGATATCGACTTCTGATAGTACCGCTATTAGACCGTATTGAATCACAACGTAAGCAGGATAGCGTAGAATTCACAGGTAAGTGGAATGCATTGTTTGATACACTAGGTGAGCTTAAAGACGAAATGAAGCAGTCACGTGCTGAACGCACTGAGTCTGCAGCTACCTTTATGATGTTAACCACTAGACTCGAATCTATGGAAAAGCGAATTAATGAGTTAAGGGAGGAACTACATGATCACACCACCTCAGCTCATGGACAGCGCTAAGAAAGTATTTAAATCTGTTAGGGTGGCCAACATCCACCCTACAGGTGTATTAGCGACGAGGGCATTGGTCCTCGTCATGCTAGTACCTATATTGTTAGTAGTCATCGAATATGTAATGGCGTTCGCCACAGGATATGTATCCGATGAAACAGGGAAATTAATTAGCACAGGTATTAACATTATTGACCATATCTTTATACCAAGCGTACTAACGGCCCTTGTAGGGTTCTTAGCGCTTTGGATAGATAAGGATAATAACGGCGTACCTGATAAGCTAGAAGAACAACCAAAGGGTTCACCTATGATGGAAAGGGGGAGTGCTGATGATAAACGTTAGTTTAAGTGACTTAAACGATTATTGCAGCAGGGCTGTAGGTTACATTGATAAAGTATACCTGCACTGGACTGCAGGACGATATAACCAACAATTTGACGATTACCACATCAATATTGATGGGTGCGGTAATATTTACATTGATGGCGAATTGACAGACCACAAAAGCCACACATGGATGCGTAATGGTAGAGCTATAGGTATATCCTTAGATTGCGCCTATGGGGCTCAATGGGTAAATGACTTAGGCGATTATCCACCGACTGCGGCACAAATTGAAGCACTATCGCAAGTAGTTGCAGTATTATGCGTAGACCTAGGACTACCCGCTAGTATCAGTAATGTGTTAACGCATGCTGAAGCAGCGGATAACATGGACGGGTTTTACGCACATGATCCATATGGGCCAACAACTACATGTGAGCGTTGGGACTTATGGGTAGTTACCCAAGGTGATGAACCTGGTAGTGGTGGCGATGTAATACGAATGAAAGCTAAATATTACGCTCAGCAATGGGGCAGTAATATATAGGGGGTATATATGTATGAAAAAATCAAATCCACAGTTACTGGCTATCCTAAGCTTTATTATATTATCGGTGCTATTGTGCTCCTCTCCATCTTTTGCCTCTGGTATATCTTCCACGAGCCAAGCGGAACCAACCATAACGATTCCCTTAACACAGTGGAACGAATTGAAAAGCAACAACGAGAAAGCATTAAGCTTAATCGAGACATCCGGTCTTCCATTGACCGAAGCTCAAAGCTTAGTCATGAAGCAAAGGGAAGAATTGAACGAAGCACACAATACAATCTCGACATTGGAAACAGAATTGATGAAAGCCAAAATGCTATCCATGAAGCAAGAGGTTACCTTGTCAGAAATGTCGAACTCATTGACCGAATTGAAAGGGCAAATAGAGAACGACAAGAAAACTATCAAACGACTACGGATGCAACGCAACCTATCTCAGATGGTGGGAGCGGGAGCAGTAATCGGAGTAGTGATTCATCGATAGAGAGGTGATCCAATTATCTCCTGAGCATGAGCAGGTGGACTCATGTGAACATGTTCCAAAATGGAACATGTTGCCATAAATTTTTATGTAAGATAGTAGGATGTTTGACCAAATTTATATAATAGTATATATTATATAAATCGTTAAAACTTGTTATAGGTTTAATGGGTTACTCAACTGTTGCTCAACCTTTTGAGAGTTTTTACGAAATAAAATCAGTAAATATAAGGATTTTAAGGGGTAATAGAATTGCACTCCAAATAATACATACAGTTCTACGAATGCACAAAGCACAGTACTTATGCGTATAG